TCATTCAATCACCTTACCGCTGCCGTTGCACGCCCAACATCGTTCCATTTCTCTCTCCATAGCAACAACGCTGAACTGTATCGTAAAGCCCCTGCCCTTGCATACTTCGCATCTCATTCAATCAACTCCCTGTCTGCTAATCTCCAATGTTTGATTTTCTTTCTTGAGCGGTCGCAATACTTATCCTCACCCACGAATGATTTGTGAACCCTTAGACGTGCGCTTATCTGCCCCGAAGTTAATCCTGTGAGCCTCGACTTACTGCCTTTACTCCTTGCATGACTTTTGATTTCCATAGCGGTCGCCTCTCCTACTTCGTCAAGGTATCGTGCTATCGCCTTCATTATCCAACCGCTTTTGACCCGTGTGGTTTTACCACTTACTTTTGAGATATTACTAATTGCTTTCATTTGGAACTCTCCTCTTTAGCGCATTGTATCATTTCACTTAATACATTAGGGTAATTTTCATTCATATACTGATACAGCATCTGAAATAATCTTTCTCTCATTTCTATAAAATCAATCATCTTTGTCGCCTCGCATATTGTCGCAGGTATAGCCCCTGTCTTACAGTCTGTGGTGGGGCAGTTTGCTTTTGAACCTGTCGCTCTTGCTTCGCAAGCGTGGGCTGGTGCTTGCCGAAGCATACCGGACACTCCGGCAACTTGCGCCATTCAGCATCGGTCATGTAGCCGTCATCTTGCGGCACGGGTGTTCGACAGATTCTATCGAAGCCCTCTCTAATATGCTTCATGCCTCTCTCTCCTTGAAGTCGGGGTGGTCGTGTGGTAGCCTGTGTAGGCGGCGGTCAATCAGATTCTGTATCAACTGTGCCGCCGATTCAGCCCCTTTGTCGAAGCGGTCGGCTGCTACTTCATCTCCGCTCGGAACAAGACTTTCTTTTACGATAGAAATATCTATCTCGTCGAGTATATGCTGAAATATTTCGTATTCCACATGAGGGATTGTCTTTGCTCTCATCTTCTCACTAACTCCATCATGTAGCCGTTATACATCCATACCCGACCGTTCCACATCCAAAAGGGCGGTGCTTCTTCTGTGTTGTCTTTAGCATACCCACCATAGGCAGCCCCCAAACACCTCATCTCCCCATCGGGTGTTTCCACCCATAGTTTGCCTGTGGTTTCTCGTTCTATGCTTCTCATCTTATCAACAAGCATCAACGATATCTGCGTTATGTCCTCGTTGGCTTCTGTGTCCTTCGCCATGATTTGTCGTAGGGCTATTTGCTTAAGAACCCTTCGATTACACCTCGCAAGCGTCATTCTTCTTCATCCGTCTTTCGCTTGCAGATTCGACAATACGATTCACCGCTGACTTGCGGGTGAGTTGGGTCGTTGCACTTCAAAGTAATACCGCTCCTACTATTAGGGTAATAATACCCATGAATCCAATCGCATACACACGCACAGTCGCTACTACTGCGTCATATTCGTTATCGTATATCTCGCTCATAACATCACGAATCATGCAAGCACCGCCTTTAGCCATTCTTGCTGTTCAACATCGAACCAATCGGGCATAGGTCGCCCCTTCTCCCACTTAGCGAATGCCTTAGAATGGTAGTAGCGGCGGTATGCTTGAACCGCCGTGTCGCCGCATGAGCGCATGATAGGCTCTTGCGTAGTCTTAGAAGTCCATGTTAGCGGTCTGAACTCATCGGGCATAGCGAGAGCAAACGGTGTAAGGTCGCCTTCGGGTATAAGATGCGATAGACCATACAGAACCTCGATGCCGCGAGAACAGAAGTGTTCTTTGCCGAACCGCTTTGTGTATTCTTCGCATAGAGCGGCGGCGTGATGAGCCACCCATAGAAAGTTAGTGCGTGAATCACCCGCGAAGCGGCTACAAGGGTGATTGTGATAGCCGCCCTTGAGAGGCGTTCCCTTCTTAGTAAGAGGCATCATGTCGGGCGTAGCACCGTGTCGTATGACGGCACTACCCATCATCTGCAACATCTCAACACACATCTTAGGTATGTGCTTGTCGCAATACATTTTGGCGGCTACTATCGGGTCTTCGTCTAACACAAATATGTTCATGGTTCTCGCACCTCACTATTATTTTTAAGGTTATTCTTCTTACTTCGCAAGCGTTGTTGAGTTATTTTTACTGTAATTGTTTAGGTGCAAGGAGGGGGGAATGGAGGTATGGAATGACGAACACAACCTGTAAAAGACTGTTGAACCCCCCTCCCTGCTTATGTGAATCTGATGGTGGGAGCGGGGGGTGGGAACGATGAATAGTTGGCTGCATATACGTTGAGCCTCCTTATCGAACCTACTTGAACCCCCCTACTCCCTTATGTGAATCTTAGGCGACCAACCGTGCGGCGGCTCGCCATGCGTTGTCCTTCTGCCTCATGCCTGTTCCGAGCAGGGCAGATTCGACTCTCTTTTGATTGACCTTCTCTCCCTTGCGGTCATAGACCCATTGGTGGTCGAGATATTCAGTAACAACATTGAATGCGCCCCATGCGCTGTTGATGTCGCCGTCATCGAATCCGAGAGCGGTATCTTCTAACTCTTGAAGCCGTGTGAGGGTGTTGTTGCCGCGTGTGGTTAGCCCGTAGGGGTTCTCCACCTTATCAATCAACTTCTCGTCAGTCTTGAGCCCCATAGCGTCAATGTAAAACTCAGTTCGACCTGCTACATCGAGTTCGACCTGCATGAGTTCGCCCGCTGTGTTAGCGAATTGCTCGTTGAGGACATCAACGACATTTAGAGCGTTAATGGCTTGATTTATGCGGTCATCAATGTGCCTTGAGTGGCGGCTTGATAGCACACGCGGATTAATGCCCGCCTGTCGTAGCATAGAGTCAAGATAAGCGAATTGGTTGGTGCATCCGAGTCTAACATTAGCAGGGATATATCGCACGCCTGTTGAGCCATCGTGAGAAGTCACCATGTATAGGTATTGGTCTATATCATCCCAACCCGCTACGGTGAATCCTTCGGGCATCTTCATGCTCGCAAACATCTTTCGCCCGCCGTCAATCATACCGATGCGGTCATATTCAACTCGGCCTTCGCCTACTAATCGGTCAAAGACCTTCAATGCGTCAATGTTCTGATACACTTTGTAGGTCGAGCCTACACTACCCAATGCCGCGCCTGTATCGGCACGATAGGTGATGCTATGACCCTTATGAGGGATGAAGTCGCCTTCGTGGTTTCGATAGCCCGATGGGGCTTTCTTCACCTCAAAGTCAAGCCCTGCGTTAGCAAGGACTTCTTCGGCGGTCGTTCCTTTGGCTTCTTGCCCTAAGAGGGCGTATGATGGTAGCAAGTTTCTGCTCGTCATGTTTATTCCTCCTCAAACCTCGCTAATAAAGGTTGGGAATCGTCTTCGCAAGCGTCAAGGAGGGATATCAACGCTTTCGGCCAATGAGTCCAATCAACTGACCCTTTCCGCATCCAAACTATTTTTAGGTTAAGATTAGTTCCATCGCCCAACCAAAACCCACTCTCGGATGAATGAGTCCAAATCGGCTTCTCATTTTCACGGCTCATGTGTCCTATCTCAAAGAGAACTTGCGTAAGTGAATCATCGTTCATTACGGCGGCCTTTGCATCCGCGAAATCGGAATGCAGGTTCTTGATTACAGCCTTCACGGTTTCGGGCGTGTAGTAATACTCACCATCCTTCATGTGCATATAGTCCGTTAGCCACCCTGTCGCATATTGCAGGTGGTGCGTTGGTCTGAAAGTTTGTGTTGGTATTTTATCTTGATATAATTTCGGTTCGCTCATTGTTTCATCTCCTTTACAAATGCCTTCTCACGGGCGGCGATAGTGCGTGGCCTACTCTCAAACCACTTCTTGACCCTCGCCTCACTCCATTTGTATGTAGTGCCTAAATTGTCGGTCATAGAATCACTAAAGCGTGATTTCCAATCGTCATATCGTCTGTTTATTCTTTTTAGCGCGAATCTATCCCTTGCGGGTTGTCGGCTGTTCCAACTGTTGCCCATATTTTCTCCACCTATCCTTGACTCTTAAATCCTTTCATTCGCCCTCGCAAGCGTCATCGTGTTCATAACATGAATCGCATATATTTGATACATTACAAAAGTCTTCAAAGGATTTCCATTCACCGCAGGTTTCGCATTCGACACAATCGCATACCTCAATATCATATTCGGCAAAGTCATAACCTAAATCGGGATGCGCCTTATCACACACAGAACATCTGTCGTAGTCATACACCCACGAAGGCAAAGAGTCTGCGTCAATACAGGGGTCTGAACCATACCATACATCTTCGCTTCTCATTCAATCACCTCTTTTCCCTCGCAACATTTTTCCGCTTTTAATCTAAGAGAATACCACTCATTACATACTGTGCAATCATAAACAGTCCAATATAACCAATCTGGTTTCGGGGGTTTCATTCAATCCTCACCCCATATTTCTTCGTAAGTCAATCTGCGCTCGCTACACACTTCTTCAACGGTAAAACCCATTCTCCGTTCAACGGCTACGTTGCATATTTGCGTAGCAATCTCTTTCATTTCGGATTCTGATAAAGCCGAACCATGATGTAGGGTGAAAGTGTAATGTTTCTTGCTCATTCAATCACCCCTCTTTCTGAACATCATCATCCTTCGGTGAATGGTGGCCTTTGTGCCGTTAGGCAGGGCTACTTCGTAGTCGGCATTATCTAATCTCCAATCGTGGTTCAAGTGGTCTATCGAATGAAGTAGCAACTGTTCGGCGGCATACACACTCATGCCTTCACGAAGGGTGCAATACCTCACGAACCAATTAGGATGCAATCGCTGATTCTTAGCGGGCTCAATTTCACTCAAGCCCCATGAGGGCAGGTCTTCACTCATTCTAATACACCCCGTAACTGTTGAATAATTCTTTAGTTTTACGAGTCATTGGTTTTCGGCTCCACACCGTGCACAATGCCTCCATCCAATATATCCAATAATAAGCCTCTTGCGGGTCATCAGAATATAAGGTAGCATCACCGTCAATATACATCTTAATCAAGCCCTCATCAGTTAGTCGTTCTGATGTTGTTATTGGTATAATAACATCTTCAAAACTCTCTCTATCGCCATCTCTAATATGAAATCTAACAAATACCCATTCTTCTTCGCTCATTCTTCCTCCTCCACTAATACTAAATCATCCATGTCTATATCACAAAGCCATGAATGGTCGTAATCCATTCTTGTCGTGTATAATTTACCATCAATTTCATAGGTTATATCCCATAATATTATGTCGCTCATTCAATCACCTACCCTCGCATCTATTGCGGTTTATTGCATATACTTCTTGCGGAGTATATCCCAATTTCAAAAGGGCTTCAAAAGCCCATGCGGTCGGTGTCCATTCGTCAAGGTTGGTCGGTGTCTTATTCGCCATATTATCTCCTCTATTCTCAAGTTTATAATTGTTGTGTTTAGTCCTCGCAAGCGTCATTTACTCTCCGTTGAACTTCGGGAAAACCTGCTCGATGTATCTTAGCATAACCAAATGCCCGTAATCCTTCTCATCGAATTGCGGCAGAATGTCTGTCCATTCGATATAATTAGCAACAGCCCAATACATCTCAGAAAGCCATTGTTTAGCCATCTTTTGAGTCAGGCGACCATTGTGAAATTCCCATTCTCTAATCCCATCAATCACGCTTAGAGCGGTGTTTTTGTTATCATAACCCTCGCTCTCTATCACACCCATTCGGTAGCCTATCAGCATAGCAATATCGCCCGCTTCAAAGGCTTGAGGCGTTAGCCTAACAGTCATCATTGTTTTTCCATTCATGCGCTCGGAGATTTCCCCGTGTGCGCCCCATCGGTTTCTCGTCATATTTTGTCCTCTCCTTTGTTTTTTTTAAGTCTATCGTTTATGCCTCGCAAGCGTCGCATATCACCCTTGCCGGATTCTGTGTGATGTCGGCACGGTGAATCTTGCGTGCTTGAATCGCAGGGATTGATTGAGAGCAACCCGAACAGACACCACGCACGCCACCGAGCATACCCGCTACGGCAGCGGTTGTGATGGCTGAATCGAGCCATGTAATCGGATTGATGTTGAGGACTTCGCGGGTGGTCTTGCCGATTTTTTGACCGACAACAACTTGAGAAATCAGTTGCCTCTTGACGGCATTTTTACGCCCGTCAATGTAGCGACCATTTGCTTCGCCGACACGCCTCTTTGAATCGCCTTCGCCGGACTTGCCTCCGGTCTTGCCTCGCGCTGATGCTACGGGGCATTTTTCACCGTGTAGGGCATGATTGCGACCCTTACAGGCTTTGTAGCGGCAAGGCTTGCCGATGGGCTTTATCGCCTCGATTTTTACGGTCGGTTTAGGCACGTCAATTTTGATACCTGCAAGGGCGCATAGACGGCGATACTGAGTCGTATGCCCACCTAATGACCTTGAGGAGTATTTGATGCCTTGAGCCATGCCTAAACGGGCATTCTCCATGTCGGCCTTCTTCTGCTCAATGCGTGCGTGTAGGTCTATGCGACCACCTCCTCAATATCTCTCACGACGAAGCCACGCCTATAAAGTATCTTGCGGATAAAGTGAAGTTGATTCACGGTGAGATTACAGGCGTTCTCGTCGCCGCAGGTGCTGTTAATCTCTCTCAATCCATTCTCATACATCTCGTTGAGAACGTCGGTGCATAGGTCGGGTAGGTTGTTGATGTATCTCGTCATCAAACCATCCGACAACCTCATAGTATATCAATGCGACGGTGTAGCACTCTCACATTCGCAACCACATTTTGTAGTAAGTATTTTGTAGTAAAATAAGAAAAATATATAGCCGTGATATTACGCGACCCATGCGTGAGGTAGTCATACTATATAATAGTTTGGAAACAGCATTCTCACGAATAATTTGTAGTAAAGCGTCAGATACCTACTGCATCATTCGCACCCGCTGCACTTTTTTACACCCGCTTTACTTTTTGCACTAAGTTTAATTTGTAGTAAATAATTTGTAGTAATTTTTCGGATTTTAATTTGTAGTAAATATTTTGTAGTTTTTACTTTGTAGTAAAACCGCCCCGACCAATACTACAAATTAATTTGTAGTAAAAAAACGTAAAGTATATAGGCTGTCGCGTTTTCGGTTAGGATATGGAAGACGGAACTTATGACCGAAACAAAGAACGCATAACCCACCCCTTCGGCTATCAAGTCGGCCTTTGGAATCAAAAGTGCGGCGATAGAAGCGAAATGATTAGAATATGGGATTTGATGATTGAGCATGAGGCGACCCGACATGAACAGTTTGGTGTTTGGACTAATGCAAAGAATGAATATTATATTGAACCGTGTATTTGGATAACCAATTTAACCGACGCAATAACAATCGGCAAGGCACTCAATCAAGAATCAGTTTGGTGCTGGACTACTATGAAAGCAATACAAATTAGAAAGTGAAGTGTTTGTAGTAAAAGATTTGTAGTAAAGTTTTTACTTTTTATTTTGTAGTAAAATAGCCGAAAAACTACTACTACAAATTAATTTGTAGTAAATATGCCTCAAAAACCGCAAAGACTAATAAGGGGCACTTGTTCGGTCAGAATAGCGCAAACAGGCGCAACAGGAATGATGAACAATGAAGAAGACAATAAATGAATTCAATTTCGTTATGGCGTTTGACGAAATGGGCATGGGCGCGAACTTCTCGCGTGCTGGCCGCTACGCCCTATACGAATACTTGACCGACCTTGAAGAAGACTGCGGCATTGAGTATGAACTCGATGTGATAGGGCTATGCTGTGAATTTACAGAATGGGAAAGCCTCGACGAGTTCCGCGAGAACTACGGCGAAGAATACCAAACTTATGAAGACATAGCCGATAGAACTATTATAATCGCAAATTACCCCGACCTCACATACGGAACGGGTGCAGACGAAACGCGATTCATCGCACAGGACTTCTGATATAAACTTACCTCCGAAGGCATCCCGCGAGGGTGTAAGTCCTTCGGAGATTTGTAGTAAAAGATTTGTAGTAAAGTTTTTGGATTATGTTTTTAATTTTTTATTTTGTAGTAAAATACAGATACAAATATACTACAAATTAATTTGTAGTAATGAAACGACAGCCTTAAATACCCCTACCCTGTCTGCGATTCATGGCGAAATACACATCACGCTATTATCTGATTGACGAAGACTTTGGTTATCACGAATGCTGCGCCCCATCGAAAGAACTCGATAAGATTCTTGACGCGATGGGCGATTCAGGACTAAGCCCCACATATCATTGTCCTATGTGCGGCGAGTTCGTTGAAATACACAGATACGAAGACGAAGAATAATTTGGATTCTGTTTTGTATTACATATTTTGTAGTAAAATACAGATGCAAACATACTACAAATTAATTTGTAGTAAATACGCTGCCGCTCTCGCTACATTCATAAGCCCCAACCCCTACGGGGTAGCATGGAGGAGAGAACCTACACACAGCAAGAAGTTGATGAGTTGAAGCAACAGTTCCGTGAAAATAGGCAACAAATGCTTGAAGTATTGATTAAAAGCCAAACCGAGCAACTTCAACGGATTCGCGCTGAACATCAAGAAGAAAGAAAGAAAGCCGAGAAGCAAGCCTTTAGGGAAGCCCTAATGCAAGAGGAGGGTTATGTTCAATATCTGCTAAAACAGGCAAGAGCATATCTTCAACAGCGAATGCATGAACTTGAAGAAGAAGAAAACAACGCTCATTTCCGCGCATCGAGATACAACGGCGACTGCTACATGGGCGACGGTTGGTATGACTATCAATGGGCTGTTGCAGCAGCACTAAAGCAGGTCAAAGCAAACGAGGCCACCGTTGAGAATACCTTGTTCAACGGCGAAGGCCTTTGATTAGGCGACCCGCGCCCGGAATCACGTAAAGCCCCCGCCCCGCGAGGGGCGGGTGGCTGAAGAAGAAAAATTACTACAAATTAATTTGTAGTAAATGTGCTGCCGCCGCCGCTGCATTGATAAGGAGCAACGCCTACGGCATACTATGGAAGAAGACCTAACCCTAACCGACGAAGAAAGAGAATACATCAAAGCCTGTGCTACTGCAAAGAAAGGCACGGTGCTAATCTGCCGATTGTGTAAAACTCCAATCGTTCTTGAACATGAAGAAATTGGCTGGATTCACGAATACGGACTAAACGAGCAAACTTGCAGACCTACTACCGAACAGATATCTGAATGGGCTTACAAAGTGTATCTATACGAAAAGGAAAACAGAACCGTTGATGATTACCTATACGCTTACAATCATTGAGAATCGGAGTAATTTTTGGATTTGGTGATTTTTACTTTTTTTGTAGTTTTTACTTTGTAGTAGCGCAGCGAAAAGATTACTACAAATTAATTTGTAGTAAAACGGTGATGTATTGATTACTACAAATTATTTCAGAACCGGAAAGCGTGGGGTTCTTAAGGGGCGGTGTGTTCGTCTTGACTATGGAGGAAGTTCGCGGAACTACAAACCTAATGCGACTCGTAGATAGGCTTCGGGCAGAAATGACCGAACCCTACTACGACGAAAACGACGACAGAATGAAGACGAGGAGGCCAACCATCAGCCTAAACATGAAGGACACCTATGGTGGTATCTTCGGCGCAGACCTTGAGTTAGAAGTTACACTAACACAACTGCGCTCAGTCTTAGCACAACACGACCGCCACATCGAAGACTCAAGGGTTTGGATGGGAGAGCCACACTATGAATACATAGTGTTCGACTATCCTTACTCAAAGAAAATCAACATCAGCATGAATTACAAGTTCGATGACCTAAGAGTAAGAGGCGACGACGGCACAAACCGGAACTTCATTGGCTACAAGAACGCCGACGGCGAAGTAGTCCTTTGGAATCGCGGCGACGACGAGTAAAACAGAAAGTTGGGGGGGCTTCGGCTCCTCCTTCTTTTTGTAGTTTTTACTTTGTAGTAATTTTTGTAATCTTATCTTTTTTGTAGTTTTTAATTTGTAGTAAATTTTAATTTGTAGTAAATAATTTGTAGTAAATAATTTGTAGTAAATAATTTGTAGTAAAAAAATTAATTTGTAGTAAAAAAGGCATAATCGAAAGGTTCATAAGCAAACCAGCATACGGACAAATATGGTTGGGCGCATCTCCTCCAAAGACGAAGACGGAACAATTGAATATGTGGATATCACGCCTACATGGAGCGATATAGTCCATGTATTCATTGATTGGCTATTAGACACACGACACAGCCAGCAATCGAGAGATTTGGCTATTGAGCAAATTAGACACATGGCGAAACTTGCTGACTTATACGCTGCAAAAATGGATGAAGAAGAATGAAAGATAAATGCTACTGTTGCACAAGAACTGATTATGTCGGGACGCTTAATTCTTTGGGTTGGTGCAATAATTGCACCATTATTTACGGCGACTTTATAGGATTCGGAGAAAGCCCATACGCATAAAACAATTTGTAGTTTTTAATTTGTAGTAATTTTTGTTTTTTTTAATTTGTAGTAAATAATTTGTAGTAAAACCGAGAATAATTTGTAGTAAATAATTTGTATTAAACTCGCTTCGCTCGTCTGCTTACTACAAAACAAATACTACAAAATAAATACTACAAATTAAATTAACGATGCCTTCTTATACTTGAACGGCCTACGGCGACCTATGGAGGTAGGCATAATGCTACTTGTAGCGGTGCTGTTGCCGCTACTTCTAACCCGAAGCCCAACAGAAGACGAAAGCCCCGATTTAGGCGGTATCATCCGTATAACGGATAAGGAGATATTCGCCGAAAGGCTCGCGCGCGTGAGCGATAGCGAGTTGTTGCAGGGAAAGAAAGTGATTGATGAGTTGAAGCGCCTTATCACTATGGAGATAAGAAGCCGTAGGCTTACTGAACTATTAGCCATGAATAAAGCCTTTGAAGATAGATGGGGAGATGAATTAAAGGCATTCAGTAGGGCGTGTAAAGACCACCTTTACCTGTTAGATATGTCGCACGGGCATGGATTTGATAACCCGAAGGAATACAGAAAAACGGACTTCTATGATACTGAAGGCGAACCTGTTGAAAATGAGTATCAAGTGGCGGGGATGCTAAAGTCATACAACCGCATTCTTGAGGCTGGTAGGGCTATCAATAAAGGCGTAATGCGCTCAGATGCTTTGCCCTACTTCGACCTTACAACCTTCTTAGATGACGGAAAGGAGAAAGAGGTTCCCCTATTCGGTAAAGAGGTCAATATCATGTATCACTTGAAGAACGAAGGCTTCAAGCCATATAGTGAGGAATGCGAGCGTTGCCCTGCTTGCGCTGTTCGATGGGAGGACAATGAAATGCAGTATTACGACATGATGGAATATATTGATGATGAAAGCCTTATTCCATCAATACCAACCTACCATGTGTCTGATTATGAGCCTCACTTTCAAGAGTATGCGGGCGCTCATGTGAACCCCGACTATTACTCGTTCTTGTGCTTCGCTTGCGGTTATGAAAACATCCAGCGCGGAGATGCTTGGATAGGCACAGGAGTTGATATGATGGGTCAGCCAATCTATGCGGGTATGAGCACCCGTGAGGTCGCTGAAATGTGCGTATGCAACAATCCCGATTACCACCCGTCTGAGTGCATTAATCCTAACTGCCTTGCGGCTGATGCAGGGTATGTTAAGCGCGGCGATAATTGGTATCATTACTCCGACTTGGAATGAATGTAAAGGGGGGTAGGGGTCGAACTCCTACCCCCCCGAAGTTTTTTGTAGTTTTTAATTTGTAGTATTTTTACTTTTTTTGTAGTGAATAATTTGTAGTATTTAATTTGTATTAAATATATTGTAGTAAATAATTTGTAGTAACCAAAGACAAAGACTATATACTGAGGAGTGTAGGGTGTAATATGGCGGATAACCACGACATAACCGACGACGATATAGAAGACAAAAGAACAGCAGTATGGATTCAAGACAGGACATTGTATGTGTCCTTATTCACATACGATAACCAAAACCATGTGTTTGAAATCAATCTCGACTCCTACACTTACTCGTCTTCAATTGACGAACTATATTGAAATCTGAAAGCCAAAGTCCTCGCCCCCCTCTTTTTCAATCATTTTTTCGGGGGGTGGGGCACACTTTTTTTGTAGTAATTAATTTGTAGTAAATAAATTGTAGTAATTAATTTGTAGTAAATCAGCGTTGCAGACCGGAATTGTTATTAAGGGGGGTGCTATCTCAGAATCATGGCTTGCAGATGCGAACCGGACAAGGCCTTAATGATGATTGACTTCTATGATGGAGGCGAGGGCACGGATGCCGTGCTTATCGTCTGCGAATGCGCGGTGGGGGTGGTCTGATGCGCTGCGACATCTGCAAAGGTGAAATCGAGAAGAAATACGCACCCAACGCTGAAGGCGAACTAATCATGTATTGGGATGAAGGGCACAACGCCCTCCCCTTCAAAAATGGTCGCTGCTGCGATACCTGCAATTGGCGATATGTAATTCCTTCCCGCTTGTATGAAAAGGGTTACCCCGAATGATTTGTAGTATCTAATTTGTAGTAATTTCCTCCGCACGCATCCTATGGTTTGTAGTAAATCATTTGTAGTAAGTCGTGCGGAGTTTGTATTCTTTAATTTGTAGTAATTTTTGGATTTTTAATTTGTAGTAATCTTTTCTTTTTTTAATTTGTAGTTTTTAATTTGTAGTAAATAATTTGTAGTAAAAGAGCGGCAGCCCCTAAAATCGGTTCCAGAATTGCACCTGCGAAATTAGCCCAAAATCGGCGATTTCGCCGCGTCAAAAGTGCGTCAGAACGTGTTCGGCGGCCACTCAAAACCTGCGATTCCAGCAAAAATTGGCGCTATGTTTAAGGTGGATGCTTGAGCCCCGTAGGGATATGGAGGCAAACGCAACCCATACGATGCTTGATAATGAAAGCGTTGTTGCGCCATTGGCGCGGCGACTTATGGCGACCTACGGTTATACAACCGTCGGTAACGCCGCAAAGAGGCTAAGAAAAGAAGGTTATCCTTCTCTCTTAGTCCAAAAGGGCAAACTCGGAAATAAGACCCAACCGACCAACGGACACCCAATCGAGGCACAGGCTGAGATATTGACCAACTATCAACAGAGGTCATTCGGTATTGATTCAGCGGGACGTAACACTAACCTAAGCCTAAGTGCTGATATCGCAGTAAATCACCGATACACAGCACCAACCGAAGGCGTTAGAGATGCTTGCACATCTCCTAACTGCGGAGTTCCAAACTGCTTAGTTAGCAACCCACGACAAAACGGCGAGCCTCGCCGCGCTGGTATCTGCGGCACACTATACCCAGAGGATTACTCAAACCCTGTAATTACCGCTAACATAGCCCCTCAGTATTGGCCTCAAGTTGATGTAGGCCTTGACTTAGGTTCTAAGGTTCCGATGGTCGGCTTGAACTATCGTGGCGAGTTATACATCAGCCACTTGAGGACATTGACCCAGCGTTCAAAGAACTCGCAGCCTATCGCCTACCGATACAACAAGTGCAACGGCGTTTGTGAATGTGGCCGCCGCAACTGCTGGGGCGGCTGGAATGATAAGGAATGCCCAGCGGCTGACTTCGACACCCGCGTTCATTTCGTCATCGCTGATATTGACGGCTTCGGTTTGACTGTGTGCGGAGTTGACCCACGCTCAGACAAGTTCGATGAAATCGTTGCCCTATTCGATGCAGTCACATGGGTTGGGGTGAACCCGATGCTATGAGCAATACAGGCCTTAGAAGGCCGCCTACGGGCGGCCTTCTCCCTTCGGGGATATCAAACCACTACCCCCCCCATTCAAACGCGGGAAAACAGCACTTTTTTTGCATTTTTATCCGCCAAAACTCGCTTTACTACCCGACGGAGTGAAGCCAACCACCACACGGAATTTTTGAAAATTTTTTTCAAATTTTTTTCCATTCACGAAGCATACATTTTAATCCGTTATTCCACATGAACCTTTCTTCTAAGTTATACTCCCTCAGAATCCTATGGACTGCTGATGGGTTGAGTTGGGTCCATCGCACAGGCACTCCCTCATTAACTTGGGTGCATACTTCTGTTGATGCTCGCCAATCGTCAAAGTAATTATTGGCGATTAACTTCTCGATTAGGTGTCTATACATTTTCTTTCTCGGCATTGGTCCGGCCACTTAAAATCCTCTCCTGTTGATTACTTTTCCGCCTACTCCCGACTTTTGGCGAGGCAGACCGCGTGTGCTACCGCCCATCCATTCTCCGCCTTTCATCGTCTTCATTACAACGGGCATATCGGGTGTTCTGTAGGTGAATTGGTCTATGGCGTGTGCAAACGCCATTACTGTGTCGTTATGTCGGCCCAAATCTGCGATAAGGCCATCGCGCCATGCGTGTGTTGAGAGTTCGTCAAGAATAATCTCGACCATCCTTCGTGTTTCATCGTTGCCGTAAGGAAAGCAGACTAACTCTCTCTCAAACCAAACGCGCAGACGGTTAAGAAGTCCTTGCTTGAGTGTCCTGTTGCTAACCTTGCTCGGCCTGTAATCTAAGACTGCGCCTTTCTGTTGTATCAGCGTGTTGTATAACTGTTGGAAGCCCACATCTTCTGCGGCGACAGGTGCTGAATATCTTTTCGCCATCTCGATAAGCATATCTGCTTGCTTGTCCGGTGGGAAGTCATTTCTTCTCCACATATTTACGAAATGCACGAAGCCCTGTTCATCCTGTCTGAGAACTACAATAACTGTGTAGTCTTGCCCCAAGCCTTGTGATGGGTCGAAGCCGAGAACATATCTGTTGTTAGGCATGACTTCTGTTTGAAGTGTAATATCCAAGTCCAAATTCTTACGAATGAGATTGTTTGGAAAAACGGATGAGTCGTCATCCACTACGCGGCATAAGAACTCCTGTGCAAACTCTAACTCACCAATCGCTTGCTTCTGTTCCATCAGATAGTTGATACTGCGGTGTTCCGGCCATAGCGGCACGGGTTGTATTGTTTCGCCCGATGCTTTCCATTCGTCATAGTTCTTTACCGCAGACCAAATGCCTGTTTTCCATGTCGGGTTATCGAGCATTTCTGTGTGGTATAGGTCGGTCATAGACATTGGCGTGCCGACAACATAGAGAGATGAGTTCGGGTCAAGCATAGGTGTGATAGCCTTTCTAAACCATTGTTGCAGAACCTTTGGGTTCATCTCGTCAGAATCAACCAACACATCATCGAATGCTACACAGGCCGGATGCTCACCACGAATCGCGGACCCAACAGATGTCGCCATAATCCATGCGCCATTTGTAAAATGAATCTCAGTCTTGTTGCCTTTTTTCGGGTCAAGGTATCGTGATAGTTGCGGGTGTCGCTTTAGGTCATCCCTTATTTCTTGCAGACGGCGAATCGCTGTGTCCTTACTCGCAGATATTAGCCAGCAGGTAAAGGGTCTATCGTTGTTCCACTTTTCAAAGAGGCATTGGTGAAGTAGTTTAACCCTAAGAGTAGTTGATTTACTGTGGCCTCTCGGTGCAATCACACAGACCCTATGAACTTCTGCGCCTTTGCGGTCGCTGTAAATATCCATCCACTCGGAGATATGTTCCCCCCATGTGTAGCCCAACCACTCATAGAAATACTTAACCGACCTGCGCGACCTTTCCATCGCTAAGTCTTGCTTCAAACTCATATCGGCCTCAACTCCTTCTTATTACAATGAGGACAGACTCTCGACTCGGCTTTTGCTAATTGCATACGCGGTGCAGCCCACCCGCACCAATTACACTTAGCCGCAGTCCATCTATTCATCATGTATCACCGGAGCAAATAAACTACCGATAAGACCTGCCTCTTTGTCTATCATATACGCGGATAGACCGGCACGGCTCATCGAATATCCGTTGCGGCTGTGGTATCTGTCTTCACCGGCAAGGCTCGGCAACTGCACAATTATACAACCGCCCACCTCGCGCATTTGTTGGTGGTGCAAGTGTCCGTGAAACCATAGATGATTCACAGTATTACCCCATTCTTTACGCGCTTCATGCGCCATAAGAGAGGATAGTTTATTCATTACTTTACCATCGCCGTGTGTGAATCCCAAAAGGTTATTACCGTAGGCCACATACTGTCTGATGTGCGGGCTAACTACGACTGATACATCTTCGCAATCTTTGTAGTATGCCTCTAAGTAAAGCATAAGCATAATCGAAGTGTGCCTGTCGTGATTACCGCCCATGAAGATAAGTTCGACATCGCTTACAGTTCGCAAAAGGTCAATGTGTTGCCTCGCTAACTCGCATCCTTGCATAAGAATCTGTGCCGGAGTTCCGGCCATGTCTTGCGCTGTGCCTTTGGTAGTAGTTCCGATGTCGTTATCAACATGGAACCAATCAGACCCAACGCCAACAAAGAACTTTTCCGGCTTGCTCGGCAATCTCGCAATTAGTTCTTCTGTCTTTGTGAGAACTCTCTCGCTTGCTTCTTGCATATCGTATGATTCGCCTACTTCATCAACCCAACCGTATTTACCAAAGTGTAGGTCGGTAGGTGAGATAACAACAGCATACTCCGTTCCAATATCCATTTTACGCGCCTTTACAGGTGCGGGTTTATGGTCGGCCAACACTTCAAAGAATGTATCAGCGAGGCTTTCGCGTAAGTATGTATATTGCTCGGCATCCTTTTCAATCTGTCGCCACTTCTTCTTCTCAGCCTTCTTTAGAATCTCTAATTTGCGTATGTCGAGGAACTTCTCCACCATATCGTCAAGAGTATTAGTAACTACTTCTTCATCAGTAAATGGCTGCATACCGTGCTTCCACTTATTCACTTTAACATACTCGCTAATCATAGCAGCGGGCATCTCAAATTCGCGGGCCATCTCATCAATAGTTAGACCGCCGCCAACATCTGAATACGCTTCTTTCATAGCACGGTGTTTTTCACCATCAACGATAACCATACCATCTGTTATCTCTAACATTACAATGTAATTATCATTGGCTTTGTCGTAGTATGACTTAGTAGTAGTAAGAGTGTTGTCTTCAACATCTTCAAAGTTCCTAAAGTCATTACCTGCCTTAACCCATCGCGCAATTGCTGTGCGCCACGCATGAACGCTACGCTTTGGTTCCACTTCATGTAAGAACTCGGCAAATTCCATTGTCGAGCCAAAGTGTCGGTCCTTCGCAAACTTTTCTATCAGTTCAGTTCCGCCGGAGTAGTAGTTCCCCATATAATACCCCTAAGTAATGAGTATTATAATGATTGCGGACACACTATTATTTCTATTGTTTTGACGATTTACAAAAAAAATAAACCGTGATACTGCAAGGCACTTTGTAATTATTTCAATTTCTTCAATGGTATGTTCTGTAAAAGAGGCCCTTACTTACTGTATCTATTACTGTAACTACTATAGTTCCCGTAGGGAACTTCTCTATACTATAGAAAAAATTGAAAAAATAAGAAATAAATCCGCAGTAAAGCGTTTAATTCTTTCAGAAAAATCCCAAAATAATAAAAATAATTACCGAATGATTATAAACCGTAGTTAAACTCGTAATAATATGGCCGAGCGAAGGCGATGGAACCTATTTCGCGCAAAAGCGAAAGAAGAAGTGAAGAATCCGATGATAGAGCGTGTCGGAATGATGAATGAACCGTTTAACGCGGTAGCGGGAATACCCGATATTGTCCGCAATACTGAGAGTTTGCGAAAGGACAGCAATTTCGATAACGAGTTTGACCTATTCGACAATATGCTAAAGTTAGACCCCGAACTCAACGGTGCTGTAAGGGCAGTTAGCCTCACAGCCAACAATTACGAGATTAACTACAGTCGCGGGCGAAACGCGAACATACGCAACGCGATACGAGAACTCGTTGAAGAAACAATTGACTTTGACGACATTATGATTAACGCCATGCGAAACCTAATGGTCTATGGAAACGACATAAATAAAATCGTCGGGCGAGAAGGCTTAGGTATCACAGACATACAAAGTCTTCCGGTAAAACAAATCACAATCGTTGATGAGCGCGGCGGACTCGGCTCTTACTTCGTAGCCGATGAAGACAACCCGATTATTAAGCCGGTAACATACATGGTGCGTGAGGCAACATCTTACGAGCGAGCAATACCTGCCCGCGAAATCATGCACATACGAATTGACTACCGAAGTAATTGGTTCACCGACAACAAAGGCCGAAAGACCTACGGTGTATGGGGCGCATCCCGATTTACTTCACTTAAGCAACCAATACGCATGAAGTATAACAGCATGAATAATCGCATTAGTCTTGAGGACTCAATGACTAAGCAGTTTATCACAATAGACAAATCTGCTATCGAGCATATTCAAGACCCTGCCGAGCAAAACCAACGCTTACAGCACATTATGGATGAGGTCATCTCGTTGTTTGAAGGTCTGCGTGGCGACCAAATACCTGTGCTACCGCACTATGTGCAGTTGCACCATGTGGATGTCGGAAACAGCGTGCCTAACAATACCGACTTCCTCGACACGATTAACAGCGATATTGCCGCTGTTCTGCAAGTGCCGAGAGTAGCCGCAGGTCAAGAGCGCGGTTCAACCTTTGCCGCAACATACAACGCGAACCTATGGGCCGTGCAAGCAATCTCAAGGATGCACCGCATTATTTCCGAAGCGGCAACTCGTATGTTTATGATGCATCTTGACCTTCTCGGTATCGAATACCGCAAGCAAGACCTACCGACAATTACCTTTGAGGCTATGGATAGCGAAACGCCACTAAATGTGATGCAACGCGCTACTATGGGCTACAACGCGGGAGTTCTTACACTTAACCAAACTCTTGAGATGCTAAACCTACCAACAGCAGGTAAAGAAGGCGATGAAAGGGTAAAGCAAAACGCAAATACAGGCGAACTGCCGCGTGAAAACTCACAGGATGGCGCGTCAGATGTTATGGATTAGTCCCATACTGATAATTCTTGCGTGTTTAGCCACAATAAGTAAAACATTGATAAATCATCCAAAAGATGAAGGGGGCATGAAGCGAATGAAAATGAGCAACCCTAACGAATACTTGATGCTCGCATTTGGTTTTATGGTTGTTATCATGTGGGTTATGATAGCCGCTACTGCTTCGTATTTCTCTATCGTTGAGGAGCGCGACATCACAGACTCACAACTAACAGTTATCGGTCTTCTCGGTGGTCCAGCACTACTAATCATCACATCTGTTCTTGACCTATTCAAGAGCAAAGAAGGTGCTAAGATTAACATTTTGCCCGACCAACTCGCAAGCGATGTAACTTCTGCCGAAGCAGTCGAAACACACACACGAATGCTTGAAGAAATGAAGTTGAAGCACGACCTCGACATGGAGAAGATGCAGAAACAACACGCCCTCGACATGGAAGCATTCCAAATTACAGGCGGTAAGTGATGTATGAACTCCTCATATTTCTCGGCTTCTTTGGATTCATCTCATACTATGTCGAGCGTTGCCTCAAGAGGCGCGGTTGGTGAAAGACCTTTTAGCAAAACTAAAAAGTTCATAGATTTCATAGATGAACTGTTTGAAGATGAATCTTAATAAGACACCCCATAACTCCGGCATATATGCCTACTCGACAGAAGGATGAGTCGAGGAAGGATTTCTTATCGAGATGTATGGGTGATTCAAAGATGGTTGATGAGTTTTCAGATGAAGAACAACGATACGCTGTCTGTAATAATTACGCCGAAGCCGCAGAAGCGGCGGCTCCAACACCAAATGACGGTGAAAGCCATGAGGCGTTTATGAGCCGATGTATGGAAATGGGCTACAGCGAAGACGAGTGCATGGCCGCACATGAAGGACATGACTTTGAAGTTGAGGGTTATTACGATGACGAGAAAAAGAAAAAGGCATCCGAAGACTGCGGTTGCGGTTGCTGTGGAGCAGAAGTAGCCTACGAAGATTGGGGCGATGTTGATGTTGCCGCCGCTGAGTATCAAGGCCGCAAAGTAACTCTTAACAAACCGTTCCGAACACAGGGCGGTCCTAAAAAGTTCGGTGTATATACTAAGAATGAAAAGGGTAATGTCGTTCTTGTAAGGTTTGGCGACCCTAACATGGAAATCAAAAGAGATGACCCCGAAAGAAGAAGAAACTTCCGAAGTAGGCATAACTGCGATAATCCCGGCCCGAAGTGGAAGGCCCGTTATTGGTCTTGCAGACAATGGCGCGGTGGTAAGAAGGTCGAAGCCGGTATGGAGGATTATATCTTCTCAACACCCGAAGGCGCAAGGCAGAAATCTATGGAGATTGGCTTTGAGGGCGAAATACACAGCGACCAAATGGCTGACGGAACTCCTATGTATTTTCCGGGTCCCGATGAAGAAACATTCCAAAGATGGTTCGACCAAAACGATAGTCATACCGCATCTGAGGGTTGCGGCTGTGGTTGCGGTTGCGCTGACGAATCTGTTGAAGCAAAAAGCGCAGACGACCCATGCACAGAAGGCTACGAGCAATACGGCATGAAAATGAAGAATGGTCGCCGTGTGCCTAATTGTATTCCTATTCAGAAAAAGGCGGAGGCCGCATACGATGTATGCGCGACCTGCATGACTCAAGATGCGTGCGCCGAAGCACAGTCATGCAAAGCCGAAGCCGCTTATCATTCTTGCCCGCCCGGTCAAGAATATAGAGATGGTAAATGCCGAATGGTATCTGTAACTCTTGATTTAGACATCGAAGAAAGTAAAGCCGTTGTCGTTGCAGAAACAGGTAAGACTGTTATTGAGATTAGCGGTATTGCATTCCACGAAGGCATGAATAAGAATAAGTGGTCTTTGACTCCACAGGGCGCAAAGGCTGTCGCAGAACAGATGAAAGGAGCAGACCTTACACTTCTTCACCCGAAAGCCGATGAACACGGCGCAGGTTTTACACGAAACATGGATGGCGGAATGGAAGAAGCAACAGTAGGATATATTGTTGGTGCTACATTCTTCACTACTGATGATGGCTACGAAGTTAGATATGTAGCCCATGTTACACGCGAAGAACTCTTTGGAACATTTGACGAAGGACTATGGATGCGAGATGGTTACGGCGTAAGTATCGGCGGGTCCGGCGTGCCGGTTGAAGCAGACGAGAATGGTCTTATCTTTGGTGAAGATTTCACCTTCGACCACCTCGCTTTAGTGCGAAAACCAGCGTATGAGAGGGCTAATGTCGAAAAAGCCACAAAGAAGCAAGTTAAACTCCCAAGTATTGCAGAAGAAGAAACTATTATAAGTCAGTCTGTATCTGAGGAGATTCAACCAACGGTGATTGCTATGACCGAAGAAACAAATGAAATTGATTATGAGGCCGAAATGGAGTCGCTAAAGGCTGACCTTGTTTTGGCTACAAGCCGAATTGCTGAATACGAAGCAGTTGAGGCACAAAGAGTTGAAGACGAAAGAATGGCCCTTGTGAACAAGGCAACCGAACTCGGTATGTCCGGCCACGATGACCTAAAGTCAGAAACTCTTGAAACCTTGATTGCATCGTGGGAAAGTTCCCACCCCGAACCTTCCCCTGTTGAGATGACTCCTGTTGAGTCAGTCGAGAAGCCTGTTGAGGCTTCCGCTGTTGCATCAGAAAGTGTCCCAACTGTAGCCAACTACCTAAACGGTAGGATGGTTAGCAACGATGAGCGCGTTTATGCAAAGGCATGGAACGCATGGGCATCAGCATGGAACCAAACACTCGCAACTGACGAGAAGGCAAGAATGGCCGCAATCAGTTACGAATCAAGAAAGGAGATGATTTAAGATGGTATTAAAAGAAGACCCACGACACGCACCAGACATTCAAGAAACCTTCGCAAGCAAGGGACTTCTTGTAAAGTATGACGCAAGCGGACTTTTGATGACTGCAAGCGTAACCGATACACCAATTGGTTACACAGCCGCAGAATCCTCAAGAGGAGAAGACCAAGCACTTGAGGCAGCCGGAACCGGAACAGCCTCTATCCTTCCCCTAAGCGGACTTTGCTACCTAAAGGCTGCTAACAATATTACCGCACCTAAGTTCGGACTTTCAATCTATGTATCACAGACTGCTGACGAGAACGGCTGTGTGGATGATGACCCATCCAACTCCGCTGTCCTTGTAGGCTACTACTGTGGTGACGAAACAGCCATTACGGCGGGAGATTTCATCCCTGTGTGGGCTTGAATATAAGGAGAAAAAAGGAGTTGAAGAAAATGAATCAGACATTAGAACAAATATTAAATGTTGAGGCCGCAGAAGGGCCTTTTGCACCGGGCGATGCAGTCCTTGAGCAAACCCTCCGCGACTTTATCCAACTACAATCTAACACAATCGCTATCGCAACAGACCTCGTAGGTGTCCGCTCAGTTGGCTGGCTATCATTCACATGGTACACCGGTGTTATCGGAACATTCGCCTACCCATTGGATGATGTCGCGCTAACCGACCCAACCAACATTGGTACACAGAACTACAGTACCAAGTTAGAGAAGGGACAGGGCCGCGTTACATTCCTTGACGCTGTAAGGCTACGAGGAGAGTCCTTTGAGAACATTGACCGACAACAGTTGGGAATTGTTCGCGCACGCGCAGACACAATAGACAACCACATTCTAACAACACTATATGCAGGTGCAGACAACAGCACAGCCGCAACCGCAGTATTCGGTAGCGGTTCCGCTGATGAAGAAGGCGACATCTTGGGTATGATGGATGATATCTTCGCTAACGCAAAGGTTAGCGGAAACGAGCCATTGGCTCTTGTCCTACCTGCTGATAAGAGGTCCGCTATCCTCAACACAACCCTTTACGGAAACGTAGTTGAGTCGTTGGGCGACCATTTGGCGAGAATTGCTAACCTAAGCATTTACTACACCCGTGATTACGGCACATCCGGTGCAATCGGAAACGATGCTTTGATGATGGTTCCGGGCGCAGAAACTGCTGAGTTCTTTACCTACAACGGGCCGGGATTCCAAGAAACCGAACTAACTCGCCTTCCGGGCGTTGGTTACGATTGGCTTCTAACCGGCTACATGGGTAGCGTTATCCACGAACACCAAGATGGTGCAAGTGCTAACAAGACTCATCGCATCTTCAAACTAACCGGAGTCCGCTCCTGATTGGTGATTAGATGCCGGAAAAAAAGAAGGCAACTACTAAGAAGACTTCTGCAAAGAAGGCAGCACCCAAAAAGGCCGCTAAAAAGGCGGCCCCAAAGGGTCCTACTAAGGCGGCTATGGCTTCTGCTTTGAAGGATAAGGGCATTCCTTTGCCCGAATCCGGCGAAGCGGCAGATATGGAACACCGATTGCGCTATTGGAAAGAAGGCGAAATGGGCTACATGATAAGAATACACCGCAACGCCGGTAAGAAATATGCAGACCACCCGCTTTCTTTACTAAATGCACCACGAAAGGCTCTTTATTGGCTACCAGCAAGCGAGATGACTGATAGGATTCTCGCCACACGCAGGGTTGTTGTAGTAGGTCGAGTTGCGAAACCTTCAACTAACATGATTGTTATTGATGTTCCATCGGACTATGAACAACGATTCGGTGCGTGAGGTGGTTAATTGGGCTTCGTAATGGGAGATTTGGTAATCGAAGACGGCGATACGCTTTTCGATACTAATATTACGGTAAATACAATCCGAGATTTGTTAAACAGGCCGAGAGGCTTGAATAGTGGAACTATTATTGAGTATGTGAATCTTCGCAATACTCAGTTTAACAAAGTATCTCGTAAAGTAAATTATGTCGGTGTTGATTCCACGAATGCGCCTACAACAGCCGAAGTCGAAACTGCTGTAAAACTACAGGTGTGCGTTGATTGTCTTCGTGTCCTCATTGATACTATACCCGCTGTAGTTCCCGAAAAAGAACAGGGAGTATCAGACATCAGATTCAATAAACAATTGGCTTCGTTTGAGAAGCAAGCGGCTGATGCTTTGGCCGTAATAGCGGAGAAGGGGGCTACGGCATTCTATAAGAAGGCCACTACCTCAAGAGTAAGTGGAACCACATCAGCGGAACTGTCCGGCTCACTTACTGAAAAGTGAGGTGAGATAGATGGCTACAAATAAATGGGTCGGTGGAACCAGCAACGATAGCACAGTTGCCTCTAATTGGAGTTTAGGGGCTGTTCCTACTACCAACGATGATGTAGTATTTGACGCAACATCTGACGGTAACAACGACTGTGTAATAAACAGCGCGACATTTCCCGAAGATGGCGGCGACCTAAATTCACTTACTATATCTTCCGATTTCACAAAACTACTCAAAACAGGTATGAATACAGAAGTTAATTTAGAAGGTGTAATGACTATTGATAAAACCGCTTCGATAGATGCAGACCACACTCTTACTTTTGACTTTAACGCCGCACCATCAACTACTGTTTATGATAGTGGCGGCTCATCATACACATATAAACCTTTTGTTATCTTTAATTCTAACATGAGTGATTCTGCTTTTGTTGATTCAACATCAAGAACTAACACAACCTTTGATTTTGGCTCACAGGACTTCACCATGATTGATGGTGTTTATCCTAACATTACAGGCACAGGAAATCTTTACGCCAAAAGTATTTACAGCGATACATCAAGAGGGCTACACAATACTTACGGCTCAGTTGATATGCTCGCAATCAATGGTATATCTGTATCATCATTAACTTACGACATATATGATTATGATAAGCAATTTTACTTTGAGGGTGCATTAACGGCTATTGGCGACACATTTAAGTTCGGTCATACTACCGCTCGATTCAAAGCGCAGGGAACAGCAAACAAACTACCTGTAAATGGTGAAAGAAACTCTAATGCTTATGGTAATGATACCGCAAAAACATTCTATACCGAGTATCATAAAATAGTTATCGAAAATGGGGGAAGCAGTAACTATTGGGTTATTAGCGCAGGGCTAACTCTTGACTGTAATGAACTCGTAGTTAGTGATGGCGGGCGATTATACGGACCGTCAAGCGGCACAAGAGCCGCTACCATAAAAAGTGTAAAGCGACCAACGGTGCAGGGCGATTGGAACTTTAGACAAATCACAGATGGTATTTACGAAAGCGTAAATGATGCAAGCAATACATCTGCCTATGAAGGGGGAACAGGCAGACAGACTCTTACAAATAACGCTATTCTTTACGGACAGGGGATGGACCAAGTAGGTTTAGATACAGACTTTACATACGACCCCGCAGAAAAGTTCCTTGAAGTCGAGAAGGTGAAATCACACATTGTTATTCAAGTAA